ATCAGCAATATATACCGCTGCAGTTTGTTCAAGGTATTCACAGTCCTCTTTTGAAATAGTTTCGCCAGTCAAGTCATCACGCCCAATACAAAACGCCCAACCAGAGCGGTGGCTTTTGCCATCAGCAAATTCCATTGTTGGCGGTTTGATTGGCGCCTTGATAAAACTCTCAATGGCTTCTGAAAAACACCAGTGACCCATTCTACCCCAGTGATACCACTCGCCCATGCATTTTTCTTTCAGCATGTTATAATTTTTATGTTTGTCATCACTTTGTAGACAAGATAGGATTAAATTTCCCAATGTTCCATATGGCTTAATTGACTCGCCAACGGAGTATAAAAATTTATCAAATACCATTTTGCGGTATTTACAGTCAGGTGAAAACAGGAGACGTTTTTTATTCTCAAAAAAGAAATCAACCAACCCCTGTACATCAGAGGTCATCACTGGAAACCGATCAGCAAACATTGACTCACATGGACCAGCATAAGTCGCGCCATGGAACAAACCCATGACACAACGTTTCTCAAAGTCAAAATTCATGTTGTCGGCAATCCAAGTCTCAACTGAAATATCAGGAGAAAAATCGTTTGTTACGCAATGAAATTCATAAAATTTATCAAAACCTAACTTGCGATATTCCATATCGCGATAGTCAATATCAGATCGCATAGATACATTTTCCATGGCGCCAGATTTCATCTCTTATTTCATAGCCAAGGTATTCACGTTTGTTACGTTTAGCCGCAGCAAGTGTAGTACCAATACCAGCAAATGGATCATATACAATATGACCCTCGTTAGTATAATTTAGGATACAATACTCGGCGACTTCAATCGGTTGACCAACAACTTCACCATCAATTTTCTTTTCTTTACCGAATGGTCCCCAAAAGTCTTTGCCATACGTTTGATACAATGAGTCTTTTCTCAAGTTGTACAAACCCTTGACTCCCTCTTTTTGGAATGACAATATATGTAGTATTTGCGAAGAGTAGGCATTGAAACTTTCGCTCTTTTTGGAATACTTTACATCACGAAGATAATAACCGTTTTCCAAAAAAGAGTCAATGACAAATTTAAACTTTGGCAACACCCTGCCATTATTGCGACGGTCTCCAGTGAAGGAAACGGTGGCTGTGCCAAGTCTAGGATTCATCATAGGAACGATGCTGTTCATAAACTTGGTCTTGTAAGTTTCTGGTTCGTTGATACTGACGCCAAAGAACCCAAGGTCTTCATAACAAGGTGGGCTCATGAACAGGTAATCATAAACCTCATTGGCAAAATTGTCCAAACAACTGCCAAGTTTGAATTCACTCATTAGAAAAAGTCCTCAAGTGACCCAGCAACCCCAACCACGCCATCTTCATCTTTCATATTGTGCTTGGTCAAATAGTCTCGCCACTCTTGAGTTTCCCACATTCCTGGGCTGACACCGTTCCAAAGTGGGCGCCACATTGGATGGTCTTTGTTTGATTTTCTTTCTTCGACAAATTGACGGCGAAGTGATTCATATGGCCATGACTTCAACTCAAGCATTTTTTCACGGAAATAACAAACCAGCGAAATGCGCTCTGCCTTGTCATGGTTCAGTTTAATCTCAGTGTTACCATGGATAATTTCATGATTGTTAACAAGCAACAAGTCGCCAGGACGCACATTGACGGCAACTCGGTACTCGGGGAAAATAAGGTAGCCGCCAGTGTATTCACCACTACCAACAACGAGCAAGTTACTCAAACCTGCATTCAAGTCACCAGCATCGCGGTGAGCAGCAGTGCGGAAACTCTTATTGACCGTGATAGTTGTGAATACAGTCTCAGGAACAAGGAAACGTTTATCCAGTTTATCAGCAGCAGCCTTTTGATTGCCCCAACGCCATGGCATTAAATCTTTGAAGCCACGGTTCAGTGATTGCAAAAACGGATAAGCCATAGCAAACTTGTCTGGATTTTTTTCAGTATACGACGTTGCACGACCGTATGGAATTCTTGGGTAGCGGTCATACCATCCAGCAACGCCAGAGTAAACTGACTTGGCATAATTAGTAACTGAAATCCAATTTTCAGCAACTTTGGTCGCTTCGGCTTTTTGAACCTCACGCGATTCATTTTTAATTGAGTCAACCCAATTGTCAAACCAACCATGATACTCTGGGTAAACTTTAGTCACCTCTGACCGTAACCAAACTTTACCTCGATTTTCGTCAACATCCATTTTGTTATTTTTGAACTGTTCACGGAGGGTATCAACGTTGACATCATAAATTAATTTGCTGCCATCATCTAAAAAGTGATCAAGGATTGCGAGTTCATAATCATTGACCCAATCACGACCTTTCCGACCAGTGGTGCTTAAAATTTCACCACGTGGTCCCGCAGCAAGACCTCGGTTTTGGCTCTCAGTTGCGGCTTCACGCAAACCGATATATGCCTGATCTTGTTCTGTTTGGGTGAAGTAGTTTTTACGAAACTTGAATGCGATTTGGCGTTCATCAAACTTTTCTGAATCGTTTGCGCTGGTCAAGTCAGAAATTGCTGGCATGTAACAGTCAGTGTCTTCCTCGACCAAAATGTCATAATGACTTTCGTCAAGATAGGTGCCAAGCAAGTGCTCGGAATTAAATTTTTCTTTCGCTACGATTACTTTAACCATGATAGAAATTCCCTCGACTTATCTGAAAGTTGACTCATCGGTTTGACTGGATACTTGTTGAACTTTTTTGCATTCTTCTTGGCTTTTTCAAGATGGTATGCATTTGCTCTACTAGTATATAGTAAACCATTTAAATGGTCAAGTTCATGTTGGAAACATCGGGCAGTGATACCATCAAACGTCTCAGTTACTGTTTCGCCGTTTGGTAAAGTATATCTTGCCTTGATTTTCTTTGGGCGCTTGATCTTCACGAAAAACCCTGGGAATGACAAGCAACCTTCCTCAAGGTAAATTTGCTCTGATGAATAGTCTACAATTCGGGGATTAAAACAACCAATGATTTCTTCAGCACGCATAACAAATGCACGATGTGGTAAACCAATTTGATTTGCTGACAAACCAATACCATGATGTTCGATCATAGTGTGAGCCAAGTCATTGTACAACTCAACTGGATTGATTTGCGGATTCATAAAATCAAACTCTGGCATCTCTTGCCGAAGCAACTCATGCTCACAATCAATTAATTTCCTAATCATGCCATCCTCGAAAAATTTTGGTTCTTTACAAATTTAATCACTGAGTGAAATTTATCATACAGTTGATCACCCTTATGGCTGATGATGAAAACATTTGTATCAGCAGTAAGGCTCTCAAGTATTTTCAAAAACTCATCTGTTCCCGTAGCATCTAGTGAACTGTCAAACACTTCATCCATGATCAACAAGTTTGTAGATGCCGAGTTACGCATTTTAGCGATTGATCTCCAAGTGAATAACAAAGCCAAGTCAATACGCATCTTTTCACCTTCACTGAATGAGTCATATGAAAACTCATCACGAAAACGAGACTTGATCGTTTCCTTGAAACTTTCATTCAATTCAAACTGTACAAAGAAGTCCATTGATGCGAGGTACTTGTTAATCAGTTTGTTCATGATTGGAACATACTGACGGATGATTTTGGTTTTGATACCAGTGTCTTTCAACAACACTGATGCAACATCTTGAATTTTCTTTTCTTGATGGAGTGTGTCCAATCCAACTCTTTTCTCATTCAATTCAGTTTGTAGGTTTTCGATTTCAACGTTGTTGGCATCAATAACTTTGGTGTTACTTTTGATTGACTCGATTTCTTCATTCAAGGTCTTGATTGTCTCGTTCCATGAATAAATCTTGTTGTTGTTTTCAGTAACTTGACGGTTGATTGACTCAATTTCTTTGTTGACTGAATTTATTTCCCCAATACGAATTTGTAATGCCTCAAACTCCTTGGACAACTGAGACAACCCATCATTGACTTGGGTCATTTGCTCATTGCGAGTGTTCAGTTTTTCACACTTGAACTCTTCATGTATACCCTGTTTACAAGTTGGGCAGTTATCATTTTCTTCAAAAAACTTCAACTCTTTCTTAATTGAACGAATTTTATCCTCCAACTTCTTTTCCAGTTCAAGGATTTTCTTTTGTTTTTGTTCAACTTTTTCTTGATCGTTGATTGAGTTTCGCAGTCGCTCAATATCAAGGCTCAGGTTGGCTATGGTATTGTTTGCATCAGCCACCTTACCTCTGGTGGCGTCAATCATATCCTGTTTTTGCTTAACCAACTCTTCATTGTTCAATTTCAACGAGTCAATATTTTTCTTTTGCATCTCGATCTTATTTTCGATCAGATCAATTTGATGCTCAGCATCCATGATTTCATTTTTGTTTGCTGCGACCTTTTCCTTCAACAAACTATTCATCGTCGAGAAAATTTGAATATCAAGTAGGTCTTCAATCACCTCGCGGCGAGTGTAGGCTGGCAACTGCATAAATGGAATGAAGTTTGCTGAGCCAAGGACAACAATTTGGCCAAACGACTTGTGATTCATTTTGAGGACGTTTGCCTCAAGATGCTCTTGATATTCTTTAATGTTAGGGCTCTGATTAATCAGCCCACCATTACAGTAAATCTCAAACACCTCTGGGCGCTGACCCCTACGGATCTTATAGTCCTTACTGCCAATGCTGAATTCGCATTCAACCAAACAATTCTTTTGTGTGATTGAGTTTACAAGTTGTGGCTTGTTGATATTGCGAAATGGTTTGCCATACAAAGCAAATGACAAAGCGTCAAGCAAAGTAGACTTACCCGCACCATTTTCACCAACTACAAGAGTTGATTTGGCTCGGTTTAGATTAATTTCGGTGAACTGATTTCCCGTTGACAGAAAATTCTGCCAACGTATCGTCTTGAATAAGATCATACGTTACTCTACGGACAATGCTTCAGTATAAAGGTTTTGCAGAAATATGTCAAGTCTTTTTTTATCTATGCTAACTTCCAACCCATCTACAACCTTCCTCAAGATTGTCAAAGTGTCTTCAGCCTCATTGATGATGTCGCCATCGTCTTCAAGATTCAAGTTCAAGTGATCATCAAGGACTTGAAGATCTGATATGCCAGTCTTTTCTAGTTTGTCAATGAACATGTCAAACCATACTGGACTATCTTTACTGCGTATAATCACCTTGACATAATGATTTTTGTATGGGGTTGGGTCAAACAAGAGAACTTCATCCATGTTTTTGCCAGCGTCATCGTAAAAGATTTTGCTGAACATTTTATATGGGTTCTCGATAAACTTTAACTCACGTGTCTCAGTGTCGAAAATATGAAAGCCACGTGGATCATTATAGTCTGACCAAGTCATTTCATATGGCGCACCGAGGTAATGAATATTACCCCTGCTTGACTTATGGTGAAAGTGACCAGACAAAACCATATCAAACTTTTCAAATTGTTTAGCATCAAACCCATGGTCGTTGAATGAACCACGGTACATTTCAAACCCCTGAATCTCAAGGTGACCAAACAAAATTTGAGCATCCGTTTCTTCAATAAACTTCATGCTTTGTGTATAGTTTCCCGAACAAACCCAAGGCAGGAGGGCAATCTTTACCCCATCAAACTCTTTGGTTGTTGGTTCATAGTAATAGTCAACGTTGTACTCACTATGCTCGAACAACTCGCGCATAGAGTTTACTTCATTGGTATTTTTAAAAGCAGTGTCATGATTGCCGATCAAAACATCAAGTTTGTAACCAGCGTCATGGCAAAACCCTACGAATTTTCTTAAATTTCTAGCAGTGAGATAGTTGATATACTTGCGACGATCTACAATATCGCCCAAGTGAACTATCTGCTGAATGTTGTTTTGTTTTAGATAAGGAAAGAAAAAATCATAATAAAATTTGTTGAAATAATCTGCAAATGCTAAACTGTCTCCGCGAGCACCCCAGTGTGTATCAGTTATTAGTGCTATCTGCATCAACTTCCTCCGATTCCATAAATTTTTCAACACCTTTACGGCGTTGTTTCTTTTCAATTTTTGATTCGAATTTCTCGATCAAGTCTGAAATTTTCTCATCAGTGTTCAAGAAAATTCCATCAAAGTGGGCAAGGTCTTCACTTGACATATCAACCAAGTTGTTTGTGACCAGTGCGTTCTCAAAACTCTTATGCTTGATATACGTCTGCTTTTTCTCTTTGGAAATACGACGCAGGAAGGCATAGTATATAATTTGTGTGAAATAAGCAAAAGGATTGCTTGACTTGTCTGGATCGAAATTGTGCAGGTAGGTGAGGCAGTTCTCAACCCCATCACTGATCATTTCATCTTTGTAAGTGTAGCCAGCAAAGTTCGGTTTGGTTGCCAAACGTGTCGCAATTTGTAAAATGCAGTATCCAATATACTCTGGAATGCGTGGCTTCTTTTCACCCTTTTCTTTCGCTTCGTTGACTTTTGCGATATACTTCAGCATTTCTGCATAAAGTTTTTTGTTGTCAACATAATGATTTGAACTCATAATCTATCCTTCATCAATGAAAATTCGTGTTCGCTGTTTCCTTTGTTGCTGCAAACAGTGTTGATATAGTCTCATAAAACTCTTCAATTTCTACCTTTTTACCCTTGACCCTGTCAAGAGCCTCACCAATCTTTTCTTCAGCAATAACTTTATCTTCTGAAACCATATGACGGACTTGGTGGTAGTATTCAACTAGTATATCTTGGGGCTGATAAAAAGTCAATACATGTTTTTTCTCGAAAACCAAATGTTCTTCAGAAGACAGTGCATTTGCTGTGACTAGGCGCATATGCGAGTTGTCATCTTCATCTTTATAAATGTCAATGACCATAGGATCATAGACAACTGCTGGGTCTATGCTATCCGCTTCAAGTTCTCCGATAATGCTCTCACCGCTAACCAGCTTGATAATTTTGATCATATCTTTAGCCTCGTGGTGTAGATTTTGTATTCGAATTTTTCTTCATCATAAATTTTGCAACGTTCAACGAAGTGTCCAATAGTGTGGTTTTTTCTAGACTTCCAAGATAAATCATCAGCGATGTCATATAAAGTTGCTTGGTCTTTTGTTTCGCTTTTTCTCAACCCTCTACCAATTGACTGCAAATTTCTAATTTTAGATTTTGACGGACTGGCAAATATAATATTGTGAAGGTTTCGGATATTTATTCCCGTAGAAAACGTACCATATGATGCAATAATGATTGACTTGTTTTCTGCATCAACGATTTTTCTTATTTCTTCACGCTCAGTTCCTTCAACACCGCCATGGACGAAAAATGTAGGCACTTGATTATCTTTGATCATGTCGTATAATATTTGCCCATGTTTGTCTACATATTGAAATAATAAAAGGGTGTTGCCATTTAATGAGAGTGATAAATTTTTTATAAACCTGTTTCTGTTTTCGTTCCTAACTAAAAAATCCATCTCATCTTGATAGGTTGCATTTTTCAATGCCTGACAAATCGCATCTGGATATTTCAACACCACACACTTGATATTAAACGATGACAGGTGTTTTTGTTCAATAAGTTCAGCAGTGCTTGTAACTTTTCTTACACTACCAAACAAACCCTCAAGTACCAACTTATGCGTTTGAGTGCCATCAAGAGTTCCTGTAAACCCAAAACGATATTTACAGTCAACCAGTTTTTCCATAATTGACGATAACGATTTTGCTTTAAACAAATGCGCCTCGTCGCCGATTACCATTCCAAACTGCGAAAACCACTGCTTTGGCATTTTGTATATTGATTGCCAAGTTGTAACAACAAACTGGTGATTTGATTGTTTGTCTACACCTGCTGTTATCCTATGAATATCATCCTTGTACCCATATGATACAAAGTCACTGGACATTTGGTGAACAAGCGAGGTTGTTGGAACAACAATCAGAGTTTTTAAATTATACCAACGTGCCAAAAGATAAATGATAAACGACTTACCAGAGGCAGTTGGAGAAAGCATCACTGCCCTTCGATGACGAACAGCGTATACAAACGCATCCATTTGATAGTCGCGTGGAACCATCGTTGGGTTCAATTCATTTACAAACTCTTGGGCTTCTTTTAGTGAAAACTCATCTGGGTGAAAGTCATTTGAATATTCTAACTCATAGCCACGTTCATCACAAAATCTTTGAAGGTGGTGAATCAGACCAACATATAAACTCCTGGTCAGTTGGCTGAAAAGTCTTATTTTACCATCCCACATCCTATTTCGGTATGCGGGCATAAACCGAGCCCCAGGCACTTCAAATGTGAAATACTCGCTTATCTCGGCAGCGGTTCCCGCCTCGCAGTATACCTTCAAATATACTTCATTTACTTTTTCGATGTTTATTTTTTCCACGTGTCTTTTTTTCTTCTCTATATACGACACTGTACAACATAGTGTAGGTCGCCTTGTCTGTTTGTATTGTGTGACCGTTGAAACTCATAATTTGCTCGCCAGCAATTCCATTTTGGCAAAACTTACTCAAACTTTCCCATTTGCGTGGTAGAGGTGTAGGCATTAGATACCAACCTTGAACTTTTCCCAATCAATTGCCGCTTTGATGTTATATCCCCTATTGTTGAGGGAACGTATAATTGAATCCAACAGGTCTATTTTTTCTTGCTGCATCCCGATTTTGAGTGACAGGTTGATAATGTCACTGTCACCTTCTATATAGGAATTCACATCTGACTTTAAAATTTTACCCATTGGAGGTAAAACCCAACCCAAGTCTTGCGTTTCTTTTGTTGGTCCTTGAGTGTAAAACTCATACTTGGCCAAGCGTAACTGTTTCATATCCGCTTCAAATTTACGGAGAACCAAACGCTCTTGAGAGTAAATTTTGAAGTATTTACCATGTAACTGGGGGATCTTTAATGCTTCCTCACCCAGTTCAGTTCTATCAACTTGACTATCTTTTTCCCAGAGGGAGTAAATTTCTTCGAGTTTCATAACACCTCACGTACTTCATTACAATTATACTGTAAAACTTAATTGAAGTCAAGTCTTTTCTTCGATGTTGTACATGTGTTTTAACATATGGGCTCTGGACTTACGACTCATGCCAGCCAACTCATCACTTGCTTTTGTTTTCCAAATTTCTGGAAAGATACCATGAATGAATAAAATAAATGCGAGTCTCCATGCTCTGAGCAAATGTTTTAGGTACCCCATATTGACTTCATTTAAATGTCCCATTATAATTACTCCTGTAAGGGAAGAATACTAGAGAACACTGATGTTGTAACGCTGGTATCTAAAGGTTGCACTCGCTTCCACATAGTTGACATCTGTATCATTTGTTAAAAAGTCGATGTCACTGAGTGATGTTGGAAAGATGTTGTAAAAATCTATTGAAATGTTAGGACGCATTGAACTCGTCATGACAATTAAATTCGCATCCAACTTCAATGCTTCAGTGTTGTATTGAGTGAATGATTCTGGGGCACCCAATTCAACCATCCAGTTGTATATTTCAAGGTAGTTCTTCAAGTCTTCATCGACTTTGAAAGAAACCATCAACTGATTATAGTCCAGTCTGCTATTAATAGGAATCGTCGAAAATGGAGTTGGCACTGTGCTAAAGTCCAAATTGACCCCAGGCAACATTGTACGCTGAACATTGAATGTTAAATTTGGCGCACGATTGAGACTGAACTTAAATCCAAGTGGGGATAAAAAGTTTCTGTTTTCTGGTATGTTCGTTATGTTTGTTGGCATACTATTATTTAGGCATAAAAAAAGGGGAGCATTTCTGCCCCCCTCTCTTTAAGAGACAACCCTTATTATTTTTATTACATCAGGTTGTTTACGAGTACACGACGGTAGTACTTGTTGACGTCCTGCTCTAATGTAGCAGTTGCGTCGGCTGCGCTTGTGCCCTTCGCAAATGGGTTTGGTGCCATTCCATAACGTGTCTTGAAGCCAATTTTTGGCTGGAAGGTGTCTGGATCGACAGCACGAACCATCTGGAGTGGAACGTATGGGCAGTAGAACAAGCCAGCATCGAATGGTGATGTACCCTTATAACCGACAACCATATAGTTGGTTGCAGCATATGGGTCAATGTACACCTTGAGGCGACCGTTCAGAACACCAGCGAAGGTGTTACCTGTGTCGTCAACGTTCAGAGCGTTGCTGTTGAGGGCTGGAGCATAGTCCAGAACACCAGCCATCTGCAGTGCTGACGCTACGTCAGATGAGCAGAGGATGATGTTACCCTTACCGCGACGTGTCTGCTTGGCGATTTGGTTTGCTTCACGCTCAACTTGGAACATGAGACCCTTGAACTTCTCAACTGACCAGCGACCATTTGAGTCTGTGTCGAGGTCAAAGATGCCTGAAGCAGTTGTACCTTCAGTTGCACCCTTCTCAGCTGTGATAATTACTGAACGGACAACCTCACGGTTGATTTCAGCAAGAATTTCGGCTGACAGGATGTTTGAAAGTTCTGTTTCAGCGTCAAGACCGTGAATTGCCTTCAGGTCCTGTGCGAGTTCGAGGCTGTATTCTGCCTTCAATGCGCGTGTCTTAGCAGATACTGTTACCTTCTCAATTGAGAAGCCCATTTGTGGGAATGTGCCTGTTGCGCCCAGCTTTTCAGCTGAACCCAAGAGCAAGCCCATTGCATAGTTGTATGTGCTATTGCCAGCGTTGTTTGAAGCGTAAATACCAGATGATACAACGTTTGCACCAACTGCTGTTGCGCCTGAAGCACCTGTGTTTGCAGCATCAAGAGCAGCACCAAGACGTGATGCATGACCTGTGTTTGCTTCATTGTAGAATGCTTCGTCTGTCAGGGCTGTTGTGTTTGCATACTTTGTACGCATTGCAAAAATCAGACCTGTTGGACCAGTCATTGGCTGAACGCCGCAGATGTCGTATGCAACGAGGTTAGGCATTGCACGACGAACCAGCGAGATCAGAACTGGGTCAAAGTTTGATACGTTTCCTGCGACGTTTACTGGTGCGGCTTCGCCGAGCAGCTGCTGTGAGCCACCGAGCAATGCTGCTTCGTTAAGTGCCTTCTCAGTGTTCTCAAGAACCTGAGCTGTTACCATACGACGGTAAGCGTCTTTAATTTCTGGAAGGTCAGAGTGATCAAGCACTGGCTTCCACTTGTTTTGAATTTCCTCAGCTAACATTTTTTATAACTCCCTTTGGTTAGGTTATTTGTAAAATTATTTATTATTTGATGGTTCTTGAAATTGCACTGACGTACTTCGCCATGTGTGCTGGTACTGGCGCAGCAACTGGTTCTGTAACTTCAGTTTCTTCCGTCACAATGTTGGTAGCAGCCTTTTCCTTTTTACCGAAATACTGCTCCTTAATGACTTCCAACTTCTTGCGGTAAGTCTCAACGTCGGCAAAGTCAACACCTTCTGACAGTGTGCGGAATTTTTCAACTTGAGTTGCTACAAGACCTTCGGCAACTTCATCAAATGTTGTGACCTTTTCGGCTTCATTGATGATGTTTGAAAGTTCGATATTTTTGTTGATTTGCTCATCCAGTTTTGCTTGAATCTCTTCAAGTTTTGCACTGAGTTCGCCGAGAACATCAACCTTATCTTCTGGAATGTTGATGTATGACTCTGTGAACAACTTGTGCAATCCTTCCATGAAGTCTTCAGCAATTTCTGAACGGAGGGATTCAACAACAGCGAGTTCGTTGTCCTTGATCCACTGTTCAACAACGTAGTCCATATACTGGTCTACCTTTGTTGTGAAATCTGTTTGGAATGACTCAACTGCTTCTTCGATTTTCTTGATTGACTCTTCTTCGAGACGAGCCTTTTCAACAGTCAAGCGAGCATTGATTGCTGCTTCGAAAATTGTTGCTGTCTTTTCTTTGAACTCTTCAGTGAGTTCTTCGCCAGCAAACATTTCTTCAACATCTTCCTTGGCGACCAACTTTGGCATTGGCATCTGGCCAAGACCTGTTTTACCAGGAGCCGTAGCAGATGGTGTCTTTTCAGCCTCTTTGCCAATTTGTGCAAGTGCATCATTCAAAAACTTTGAAAGATCTTCCTTGCCAAGTTGAGCCATTAATGATGTGAATGTAGCAAGCATTTCTGCCTTTGACTGTCCTGGGGCAGCGGCTGGCTTTAATGTGTCTGCTGCTACCGTTTCGTCGAGATTCTCAACGACTTCAGTTTTCTGATCTGACATTTGCAAACTCCTTTAGGAATATTTTTTATTTATTTATAATTTGAAGATTTAGAAATTTCGTTGAGAAATTTCTCGAAAATAGCCAATCTACGTGACTCGTCCAGTGTTTTTGTCTTTGCTGCTTTCTCGATAGCCTTTCTTGCTTCACGAGCAACCAGCATATTGTTTTCCCAACACCACTCAACACCTTCCATAATACCATTCACAAAAGCGTCTGGAGCAGAAGGGTCAGCAACAATATCTGCTGCTGTTGCCAAATAGAAGTCATTTTGGACTTCATTGACACCTTCCTTGTTGAGTTTCAATGAACCCATGCCACGTGACGACACGCCAATTGTGA